ACTTGTGGTCCTCTGATGATATCATCGTAGGCTGTTTTTGCCTTTTTACGTCTGAATGCACCCATATTATAAAACTGGTCCTGAGAATGGTATTGGTGTCGGAACTGCAGGAAAGAGACCTGTACAGGTTGAACTCAAACAGTAAGTATGAACTGCTGAGGTAAACCCTGCTATCCAGACACTTGTTGGTTGTCCAGGCACTGCACAGATAGGTTCCAGAGCCGACTGTAGTGTGGTCGGAACGGCTACTAGAGGAGCCACTTGGTACAATGTCTGAAGTGATGACCAGGCGGTATGTATCGCCATAGTCAAGTTCATAACAAAAATACTTGGAGCTGGGACTGGGGCCGACATACTCGCTTGTAGAGATGATAAGGCTCCTGGCCAACCTGGCATCGCTATGGCTGGTCCCTGCATCATATTTGCCGCACCCAGAGCGTAGGCCTGGAATGCGTTCATTATCGTCATCGCTGTGATACTTCCACTTGCAACTGGTGCATTGAGTGGTTGTAACCCAGACTGGAGTGTAGAAGGTATCAGTGGCATTATCCCGCCAAAACTGCTTTTTTACTGAGTAATGTCATTACCTTTGCTGCCGTAGTTGGTGGTGTCGTTGGTCCCATCGCACTCAGATGGATGTGTGCTGAATATTCTGCAGCGAACTGAGTACCCAGAACCATTGGTTCTGTTCCAACAAGACCACCAAGTACGATTCCATAAGGTAGACCAGCTTGTATCTGGGTCATCAGTCCACCTTGAATAGACATTATGAGACCAGACTTCAAACTCATTGCCAAACCAGAAACCAAATTGGTCGCCAGTCCTGACTTCATATTGATGAGTCCAGCAGCCTGCATATCTATACCAAGTGGAGCGGTCAATGGGTTGAGTTGAATGTGAGCGACACCACTTGGGTCTGACGGCATGAAAGGTGGACTTGGAACTGGCGCCGCCTTGACCATCAAACTGATATTACCTAATTTAGGGTTCCCTGTGTTCACTTTGAGTTCGATGTTACCTTGCATCACCTCTATCTCTTTACCAGCCCAGTCTGTTCCAGGCACCTTGTAGTTACCCAGAAACTCGTTTGTATAAAACTCTTTACTACACGCCGCGTTGACGTTGAACTGTCCCTTCGGAGCCATCATCATATTACCTGTCGACTCCATCGTGGTAGAAGTCATCGATGTCATTTTGATGGTTCCAGCATTCAACTTAGCATCACCCTTGACTTTGTGTTCGTATTTTGCTGAGGTGTCAAACCTCTGTGCCGCGGTGACGTACATATTCCCTGCGTTACCTCCCTTACCTGCTGATAAGTCGAGGTCTTGGCCTGGTTCACTTGCAACTCCCTTCGGAGCCTTGAGTATTATCTGTCCGTTGTCTGACTGTATTATGGCATCAGACGATGACCTCATGACAATGGACCCTGACTGTACATTGACACGAAACCCAGCGTCGGCTGACATATACATTGCACCTTTGGAACCTGTGTGTAGGTTACCAAAGACAGAGTGATAGTATGAACCCATACTTCTATCCACTCTCTCCCCAGTAGGATGAAAGTGGATGTGTGAAGTAGAACGATGTTGTATCAATACACGTTCGGCCCCCAGTGTATCATCCAGTTCGAATAAGTGACCTGACTCCGATTCTCTCGCGTGGTTGAATGGATACTTTGCCTCGTATGGGTCACTTGGTTCACTCCAACTCCTTGGAACACCAGCACCACCAGACTCAAACGATGACTTGGCGATACTCCATCCCTTTGCATTTGTGGCTGTCTTTTTTCTCAAAGCCACTGGTGATGCAGCGGGTGATATGTTCTTAGGGTCTGACGATGATTGGTCTTGAATCCACTTATGTCCTCCCAGTGGATGGTCGACTCCTAGAGCTGAAGCTGGAATCGTGGGTCTACCAAAGAAATGTATTGAGGGATAAGGAGCAGGTTGTAGGTTGGTTATCTTCGTGATGAACCCAGTTCTATTGATACCCTGAACATCTAACTTTGTCCCAGCTGGAATGAACTCAACCGATGAAGGTTTTTGTGGGAACGCAGTATTTGGGTCACCCTTTTGGGCGTCCTTCTGTATAGGATTCTCAGGGTCACCAGTGAGTTCATAGACAGCCTCCCTTATGGCCCACCTATTATCACCAAACGCTTGAGGAGACTTGACACCAGGCCCCTCTGGTATGCCTGGTATCGTACCCATGTAGATAGGTTCTTGCATGTCATCCCCATCACGGAAGAAACCCATAACCCATGTTCCCTCCACTGGACCAGTAGGAGATTCTCCCACAGCAGTCTGTCCAGCCGATGTTATGGGCATCATAGGAAGTGCCCAAGGAAGTGTATTTGTAGGTTGTTCTTTTATGTCAGATGAGTGATAACCAAAGGCTCGAACTTTACATCTCCCTAAACGGAGAGGGTCCATTCTATCCTCAACTACACCTACAAACCATTTGAAACTATCGTACAATTATCTCCTTTGATTCATCATTTGACCCGACATTCTAGCCGTGTCACCTTGCATTTCATAGATGGCATGTTCTAGGTTTGCCATTGTCTGTTCTATTTTTATCGCGTTCAACTTGTGCATATCCTGCATGCTAGACTGCATCTTTTTGATGGTTGCATGTTGGTCAAAACATAAATAGGCGAAAAACCCCAGACACAAACCCGCGATGCCGTGTGTCTGTAAAACGTCAATCAAGGCGTCTATCATATTGTCCTTATGATGATGGACCCACCTCTGAGGGGGTGAGTTCGTGAAAAGAAACTTGTTTATATGTTTCTTCGTCTAGAGGGTCTAAGGCATCATTTTGTGCCGATACTCTCTTAGGCTGTTTCACTCCGACACCACCAGCCACTGGTGTTCCAGAGAACGGAGATACATTCTCCTCCTGTCCAGTGTCTAAGTCTAGTGCCTCATCAATATTCTGCAATAACGACTCTTTAACTAATTTCACTCTCAGCTTGTAGAGACCCGCTATAAGAAGATGGTCTAAACCTGTTACGAGATACTTTCCGCTTGTCAATCCATTGAGAGAGGAGTCTTGAGTCCCAGCTTTCGATGGGATATAGACGTAACAAAATGAGCCTGTCTCGTAGTCTGCACTATAAGGGACAACGGCCTCAAATTGCAGTTGGCGTATCTGTTCCAACTGTGACATTCTGTTAGACCTTGTGAAACCCTCACCAGAGAGAATATCTTTGGTTCTGTCATCACCACTTCCTGAGATGGCAGTCACCTGAACGACTGGGAACTTCCCCTGTCGTGTGTCAGGGTCAGGGTTTAAAAAGGATACAGATGAGTTCAGTATATTCTTTGCGTAAGTATGACCTTGTTGTATACCTTGTTGGTCATAATAAAAATCGTAGTTGTAAACTTTATGGTGTATGTAGTCAAGACCTACAACCCTGTTCGCTATCATCCCCTGTTCAAGTTTATGGGCGGAGTTGAATAACTGAGGGAAACTGTATTCGTCTGGAATCAACTGTTCATATGCTTGTTGTACATTCTCCTCACCTGTACTAACACTAGGTGGGACAAGATGTATTTGTGGTATCTTCAATTGTATATCTGACTCACCAAAGTCATTGGTCTTCTGCATCAGTGTCTCGATAGACTTAAAGTAGACTCCATGCATCGACTCCCAATACATATACAATGCTCCTTTTGTACCACGAGTATTCGACTGTGACTTGGTGGCCAACCACTCTAAGGTTTTGATGGGTGACCAGCCTGGACAGGCTAAGTTACCTCCACCTTTGGTATCTTCTATGTATAACGTCTTCTCGTAGCCAGGGAACTTCTTTGACAATGGTCTTGATAACCACTTGTCGTATACTTCTTTTGCTATCTGTGAGTATGGGTCACCTGACCAACCTCCGTAGACCTTGAGTTTCTTGTCCATAAAGAACTCAGGACTGGCGGCTTTTATAGTGTATGTCTGTGCCGTTGGTTTTGGGTCTTTTAGGTTCGTGACACTTATGACATAAAACATCTTTCGGAAGTATCGAGTTGGGTCTCCCTTTGAGACAGACTCTCCGTCCTTCCAAGACATAAAGATGATTTCCTCACCCAACATAGGTAACTGTTCGTGTAGTGCAGCGGTATCGTTTACGATTATCTCTAGTGTGAGATAAGGTTGATAGATAGACTCCTTCATTATAATTGACTGAGTGTGGTTACCCAAGTCAACAAAGTTTCTCTGAGAGAAGTCCATCAGTACCAGTTCGTCTATCTGATACGCACCTCTGACTGGTCCTTTGACTGGCATTACTTAAATATCTTTCCTAGTTCTGTGAGAAGGTTTGGTAAAAATGCTTCTTGTGGTAGAATGATTTCTCTTTTTCCTTCATTGGAGTCAGTCTCAAACTCAAACTTACTAACGATTCTTGCTGGTCCTGGCGACTGGGGTTGGTCCTTCAACATCACATATCTGTAGTGGTCTATCTTATTATTTCTTGCATCTCTGTACTCGTGTACTGTAGACTCAGCGAGAGCTACAGAACCATATCTGTCAACCATTCTTTTGGTAAGTTGTTTCTGTGACAGAGGCCAGTCTGTGTATGGATTCATGATGTTGTTAACGAAAAATATAACCCAGACGTACTTGACATCTCCGTAAGTATTGTATGATGTGATGTCAGGGCGTTCTCCATCTGGGATGTAGTATGGCATGAACTGACGAACCATGTCCACTTTTGACCCACGAAACTTAGCAACACGTGTGAGGTCAGGGACTTTCTGGAACTTACCAGTTTTGTCTATGTCATACTGAACTTTCTTAAAGTTGGAAAAGTATCCTGTATCAGCCATCAGTATCCTTTCAGTACGTCATTTTGTGTGAGTTTAACTGTTTCTTGAAACGAAATACTCAGGGACGTAGCCGATGGTTGTCCGTCATTGAAGAAGGTAGGCATCATAGCACCTGTACCTCCAAAGTCCACATCGACAGACTTGAGGACACAAGTTTTGAAACGTTGAACTGGTTTGTATGAACCACCTCCATCAATTGACTTGATTGACTGATGAGTTGGTTGTGTAAAGGCTTCTGCTCCACCATGAGTGTAGACGAATATTTCAGGAATGACAATATAAGGTATCTTCCATATTCCCTTGAAGGCCTCACCTCCACCTATCTCCGTGGTGCCTGGGTGAATACCTAGTTTGAAGATACGACAAATGTCCTGTATGGCCTTTGCTTCTTCTTCGTTATCTGGTATCATCAACCAACTGGCTGTGAAACTACGAAACTCTGGTCCATTGTATATCATAAAGGTGTATGGATTCTTTACAGTCTTGGTAATTCTCTGTAAAACACCTTGAACTCCAGCTGGTAAAGCCCCTGCTAGGTTACCTGTTTTTGCAAGTGTATTCAACGCATTCTTGGCCGTATCACCTGTATCTCCTTGTTTGACCCCTCCCATTGCGTTCTTTACACTGGACACGAGAGCACTTACACTCCCCTTTGCACTACCTGAACCAGCCACGTTTCCCGCAGCTGCAGCTTCCAGTGCAATTCTGGTCGCAGTTGAGACATCTCCTGTTCCATATCCAGCGGAATACGTGGACTTGAGTGGGTCTTTCGGGACAGGTAAAGCTACTGAATATTTGAGAGTAGGAGCGAAGTTGTTGGACAAGTCACCTTGGTCTAAGAAATAAAACATCATAAAATTCTTCTCGTACTTCTCATCTGACTTGGGGGTTGACCCAGCGAGATACTTCGGCCATTTGACGAATATCGAACTACCTGTGTTAAGACCTGACATTTGACTCCTATGAAATATTATTGCTATCTATTTAGGACTAAATAGATAGGATGAGTAGAATACAAAAAGGTAAATATAGAGTAAAATGCCGTGAAAAATACGTTGGGGATGTGGACAATGTTGTATATCGCTCTTCGTGGGAGAGAAAGACATTTGCGTTTCTAGATACTAACCCAAAGGTAAAGAAGTGGGCGAGTGAGGAGATATGGATACCTTACAAGGGTCCAGATGGAAAACCTCATCGATACTTCCCTGACCTTATGATAGAAATGGTAAATGGTAAACAGATGTTGATTGAGATAAAACCTCAAGCACAGACTAAACCTCCCAAAGTGACAATGAAGTCCAAACGACCACGTAGGTATCTCAAAGAGATGAAGACCTACTGGGTCAACCAGGCTAAGTGGCACGCGGCTCACAAGTGGGCTGAAGAGAAAGGTGTCGACTTTATGGTCTGGACAGAGAAAACCCTAATCAAAACACTAGGAATACAGTTACGTGGCTGAAAACTCTTTATTAGATAAATTTAAAAAGTCTCTTCGTACAGGCTCCGCAGCGAAGAAACAAAAAGGAGCCGTTGGTTGGTTCAAGTCCAAGATACAACAAGGACTATCACTAGCGAAGAGAACCTTCAAGGGAGCACGAGGTAGTGCAATTCAGGGTATGTCAGGGATGACGCCCAAGGAACTATTGTCCCAGTATCCTAAGTTCAAACTGGCCAATGGTCCCAAGGTACAGGTTAAAGGACAGATGTTCTTCTTTCAGTACGACGCAAAGTACAAAGCAGAACTTCCATACTGGGATAGGTTTCCAATGGCAATACCATTTGAGTTCAAACCTCCACACCTGTACGCTATAAACTTACACTACTTACCTCCTATGGCACGAGCCAACTTGATGGACGCCCTGTTAGGAAGACTGAGTAACAAGAAGATGGACGAAACTACATTCGTCAAAGCTGACTGGGAAGTCCTGAAGAAGATAGATGAGGTGTACCCTTGTGTAAAGAAATATTTGTTATCAAACATTAAACTGGCGATAAAGATACCCGCGGACGAATGGGATGTCGCCATCTTTTTACCTGTAGCACGTTTCCAGAAAATGTCTGAGAAGTCTGTCTGGAAAGACTCAATGAGGAGCCTAAGATGATCGCTGAAATGATCAACAAGTTTGGTACTCTACCCAGAGCTAACAAGTGGTTGATACACTTTGAGGCAAAACCCAAACTATCAAGAGCAGTAGAGAACCTCAATAACTCTATTTTCTTCTGTCAGTCTATAGACCTCCCTGGCAGGAACGTGATGACCAAAGAAACGTTTGGTCTGACACAACCCCAATCCTACGGATATGCAACTTCAGTAGGAGACTTGGGTGTCACATTCTTGGTCAGTGCTGGTACAGGCACGGAGAAGTCAACCTATGACACATTTCTGGACTGGATGGACTACTGTGTCTCAACTGGTTTTGCTAACCAGACATATTCAGATGACAATGTTTGTAATGTAAGAGTCAAACTCTTAGACGAGAACAAGATAGACGAGGCCCAAGACCAAGTATGGCACTCTGGTGGTAAGAGTAAACTAAGAAACCCCTCTCAAGAACACTTGAGTTTTTACATTACCAGAGCCTGGCCTTCAGCGATAAGTAACCTGTCACTGACTATGGACGAAGCAGTCCTGACTTTCAACGTGACATTCAAAATACACAAGATACTTGGTTCTAGTGCTCAAGTGTCTGGTGCAGCGGAGTCATTGAGACTATCCAAACTGGCTGGACAACTTACTAAGGCACAATTACCAAACAATGCTATCCTTGACGCAATAAACCAAAACAACTCAGTCGGAAGAGCAGCGGTTGGAGCCTTTGACAAGATATCAGCAGCGGCTGAGAAAGACCCAGCTTTAGATAGCAGCGGAAGAGCAAACATTTAGATACCAACAAAGGTATCCAATAACCCTATAACGAGTAGATTATGAAGTTACCAAAATTAGATGTGAGAATGTTTCAGGTCTCACTTCCGTCCACTGGACAGAAACTAACACTGAGACCTTTCTTAGTCTCTGAAGAAAGAATATTATTAGAAGCGGCGAGAACAGAGAACCAAGTTGAGATCGCCAATGCAATGAAACAGATAGTCAACAACTGTGTGACAGAAGAACTGGATGTTGACAAAATACCAACGTTTGACCTTGAGTATCTGTTTGTACAACTCAGGGCACAGTCTGTAGGTGAGGCACAAGAACTCATGCTTACAGTTGACCCTCACGAATGTGAAGGTGATGGACAAGAAGTTCAGGTTTCGGTAGAACTCAACAAAGCCAAGATACTGGGTTTAGAGAATGCTAAAACCAACTCAAGGTTTCTGATAACAGATAATATCGGTGTCGAAATGAGGTATCCAACTATTATGGATGCATCAGAAGTTGGTAATGAAGTTGATGCCGAGAACATTTTTGCAATGGTCAAGAAGTGTGTCAAACAAGTGTACACCACTGATGGTGACATCTTCGAACCAGACCAGTTAGATGCAGGTGAACTAGACAATTTCATCAACTCTATGAACTCAGGTCAGTTCAGAAAGATCAATGAGTTCTTTGACGGAATGCCCAAACTGGGAATGGATGTCACGTACCGATGTCCTGTTTGTAGTAAGTCTATGTCCAAGAGACTAGAGGGGATGGCCAATTTTTTCTAGTATGCGTGGCTCACGATAACCTTGAGAACATGATAAGAACAGACTTTGCTCTTATCAAACATCATGGGTACACGCAGTATGACCTCAATCACATGATGCCGTTTGTAAGGAAGATTCACATTCTTCTTCTGATGCAACACCTTCGTGAGATGGAGGAACAACAAAAAGGTCAACAAGAAGGTTCAAATGTTCTTGGTGGCCATAGAGGAGAAGACCTGTCTCCAGAAGACATCAGTTCAATCATGAAGTCTGATGGTTGGGAACAGGTAACCAAAAACGCAGAGGAGTAAAATGCCAGAGGCGACAGTTCCAGGCGATAAACAACCAAAGATGTCCTTTGATGAGGTCGTTGACCAACTTAAAGAGATAAAGGAGCAAAACGAGGAATCGTCAAACGACAACTCAGAACTCCTTTTAGACATACAAGCCGAGATAGAAAAACAGGGTAGTATCTCCTCTGGTGAACGTGGTACGTTGAATACCATCCTCCAGTACCAGACAGAAATGTTTGGTCAGATGAAAGACTTGGCCAGTGCTACCAACAAAGGTATCTTAGACCAACTGGAAGCCCAACAAGACCTCCTCAAGGCCACTGACAAAATGGCCTTTACTCAAGAGTTAATGAGAGACCTTGACCAGGCAACCTCAAGCGATCAACACGATGATCAACAAACATCCCTCAAAACAATAGCCGAAACATCAACAAACATCCTCGCCTTCCTACAGGGAGTGGAAGACAAAAGAGCTGCAGAAGCGAGAGAAGCTGCAAGAGAGGGGGCTGGTGCTGGTAAGATGAGTCCCGCTGATGTAAAGAAAGAAGCAAAGAAAGGTGGACTCATTGGTGGTATCTTCGGAGCCATTGGTGGAGCGTTCAGTATGATAGGTGGTATCTTCAAGGCAATTTCAAAGGTAGGACCAAAGTTCGTATTAGGTATGTCATCTCTGGGTGCTGGTATCGCTGGTTTCTTTGTCGGTTTTGCGATGATAGGTGAGGCGATGCAGTTTGCAACATCGGCTGGTGAAGGTGTCGTTAAAGTAATGAAGAACTTCTTTGACGCCTTCAATGGTGTCGGTGTAGAAGGTCTGGTCGCTTTCGGAGCTATTCTCACGGCAGGTGTCATCACCAGTAAACTTGGTGCACTGAATCAACTCAAACTGATGAGTGGTATGACCGCTCTTGGTATGGGTATCTCTGGTTTCTTTCTGGGTATTATGGCTGGTGACTTTATCGCAAAGTTGGGTGATGCCGCGGGAATAGATGGTAGTTCAATGAAGAAACTCATCCAGAATGTCTTTGGTGCATTTGATGGTGTCAAAGAGACAGCGACATTATTCGCCATTATGGGTGCAGGTGCAGTTGTGGCCTTGGGTAAGAAGGGAATGGCAAAGAAGATAGCCTTGGGTATGACGGCTGTCGGTGCTGGTATCACAGGTTTTGCAACGGCTCTACTCGCGGGTGACTTCATCACCACTAAACTTGGGGCATTTGCTGAGGTTCCAGGCGAGTCAATCGCGAAACTCTTGAAGACTGTGTTCGGTGCCTTCGAAGGTATCAGTGAAACCACACTTATAGCTGTGATGGGTACTGGGGCCGCGGTATCCGCGTTGAAGGTCGGTCCCAAACAGATGATTAAAGGTATGGGTGCTCTCGCAGCAGGTATCATAGCATTTGCAGGTACGTTTGTCGCCGCAGATGCATTGTTAGCTGGTGTAGACTCATTATTCAAGGGTGTCAAAATCGTTGAAGGTATTAAGAACCTTGACACCTCTATAATGAAGATAGGAGTCAAATCATTTACTGACGCATTTACTGGTTCACTCATAAGTGCGGCAACCATCTCCGCAGTTTTCGCTGGTGGTATCGCTATCGCTAAGTTGAACATTGGGGCTGGTAAGATAGTAAAAGGTATGGGTTCTCTCGCGGCTGGTATTATGGCTTTTGCTGGTGTATTCACCGCTGGTAATGCTATTCTAAGTGCTGTACTTCCAGACTTACCTACTGGAGAAATGGATATGTCTTCTCTTGACCCACGGGCAATGAAGAAGATGATTACAGGCACATTCGGAGCCCTGTCCGAAATAAACCCAGTTACCTTAGCTGGTATCATCACGGCTGGTGCATTGATACCGATGTCCTTCCCTGTCAAGATGGGACTCTTGGGTGCTGGTCTTATCGCATTCACTACAGTGGTAGGTGGTATCGGTGAGATACTTGGAAAGATAGGTATTGACGGAACTGGGTTCAGGGAACTTCTTGGAAACATAGGTGGTGCCCTTGGTGACTTTGCTGGTGGAGCTATCAACTGGGTAGAACCTCTCTCAAAGGTAGATGGTTCCAACTTGGTCAAGGTAGGTCTTGGTATGACAGCCATCGCTGGAGCATTAGCTGTCTTCACCGCTGGAGCCGTCGCTGACAGTATCGTCAAAGGTGGTAAGGCTCTCTTCGATGGTATCAAGGGATTCTTCGGGGGTAAAGAGCCAGACAAAATAGAAGACCCACTTGATGCACTTGGTCCTCTGAAACCATTCGCGATTCTGGCGAACAGGATGCCAGAGAACTTTGCCACCAAGATGTTCAATATCGGTCAGGGAATGCAGGGTATCGCAGATGCATTCTTGACATTCTCTGAAGGAAAGATAAAGTCTGGTATCGGTAACATTCTCTCTGGTGGTGACTTTGACCCGATGGTCAAGATGATGAACGACCTGTCAATGGACAGTATCAACCCAGATAAAATAAGGTCAGGACTTATGGCTCTTGCTGATGGACTGGCAGCGGTCGGTACAAACCAAGAGGCTATCAGTAACCTTATGAAGAACCCTATTCGTCTTCCTGAGTCAGCAATGAACCAAAGAATGATGACAGATGAACAGATAAAAGCCTTTGAAGAAAAGTATGAGGAAAGATACGCACTGGCAAGTAAGAAGAGAAGGAGTGGTATCCGTGGAGAGATGAAACAAGACCTAATGGATAACTATGGGTTCACCGAAGAACAGGCTGGAGATTCGTTGAGACAGATAGAGTCACGAAAACAAATGGCGAACGGCCAACTCCTCTCATCTGACTTAAAACTGAGTAGACTCAAACTACAGGAGAAACAACCTATAGCTGAGTTACCATCCACCGCGGTATTACCAGCCCAAACACAGGCTATGATGGAAGGTCAAACTGTACAGGATGATGGCGGTGCAGGTGCACAAGCGGCAGTGACAGCCGCAGCAGGGGCAGGAACCATAGAAATGATCAATACATCCATGACCGCCATTACAGGGGCGATACAACAACTTCAAGCATCGAATGCCCAGTTGTTGTCCGCCATTGAACAGAAACTACCAGAACCTATCGGTTAATTCTGAGCCGCTAACTTCTTGAAATAATCCAAGTCTAACTGACTCGCCTCTTCTGGGGCAATAGCCTCCTTCTCAGGAAGGTCTGGGTCTGGACTTGCAGTCTGGACTGGTTCTGGAGCTGAAGTAGACACTGGTGTGTAGTCTTCAACCTCATCATCCAAAGCCGACTTGGTTCCCATCTTCGCCTCTTCAATACCCAATACACGATGGAGTTTCTCCTCCAACTCTTCATAGGTCTTGAACTCAGCTGGGTCAGTGAATGACTTCAGGGAA